GTTGCTGTGAAGCAGCTACACTATTCAAATTACTTCCTGCAGTAATTGCCATAATAATTTATTTTTAAGTGTTATTTATTGTTTTTAATTTTAAACTTAAAATCAGATGAATTATCGCCTAACACTCTAGCCTTAACTCCACCAACTTCAACAACTCCGTGTTGTTGTCTAGGATTCATGTCAACATTTTTGGCTTTGGCAACACTATTTTTCATAGCATCTGCCTTACCTTGTTCATAAAAGTGATTAGCAATAGCATCAGCGTTCATAGCTGTAAATAAAGATTTATGATAACCTTTAGCATCTGACATTTCATTATTTTCGTTCAAAAACTTTTTGACAAAATTATTAATGTCGCTCTGAGTATCTTTTACTTCATTAGCATTTTTCACATTAAATCTATACTTTTTATCTCCGACACTATATTCAAAACCTTTGAATTTATCGTTAAAAACATTTTCAGTTTTTTGTTTAAAAGTATTAATTTGTTTTTCTGCTATTTTTTTACTCTCTTCCGATTCTTTGTTATATCTATTAAAGAAATTTATAGCTTTTTGTTGTTCACTGGTCAACTTTGACCCAGCTTTAATTTCTTCATAGTATTTGGACTTTTGCCCGTCCAAGTGGGCTTTAGCGCTGGCAACTTGCTCTTTTAACGCTATTTTCTTTTTTCTTATATCTCTTTCTTCATCTACTTCTTCGTCGTATGAAAATGAATCATCTATCAAAAATTCAATTTCATCTGATGTTAAATGAGATTTAGTTTGTTTATAGTATTCTCTTAATACTGTCATGTCGTCATAACTGGAATAATCTTGATTAAGACGAACGTAATCTTCTAATGTACCACCAGTTTCTTCCATAAAATCTACAACTTTTTGCAAATTCTCAGGTAAAGCTTTTCCAGTTTCAGCTTGTTCGATTTTAGCGTCTAATACTTCTTCAGCTAACTCCTCAGCTTCATCTTTAATTTCTTCTTCAGTAATCTCTTCTAATACTGGAGTTTCTTCTTGTGCTTGTTCTTCCGGTTGTACTTCTTCTTGTTTTTCTGTGGTGTCGGCATTATCATCGACTGGATCCACTCCGCTGTCGTCAGCGTTATCTTCTTTAGTTTCATTTTTTTCTTCTTTTGGTGTTGGTGGTTTATTTAAATCTACTTTTAAAACACTGTCATCTCCAGCGCTTTCAAATGTTGTTTCTTCAACTGGTTGTTCAGTTGCTTGTGTAGTTTCTTCAACTACGTTTTCTACGTTTTCTTCCATAATATAATATAATAATTAATAATTGTTATCTAGGGTCAAACCCCTCTAAACTAAAATCGCCTCCTAAGGTATCATTACCTGCAGACTCAAAGTTTTTAGGTGGTTTTCCACTATTTCTTTGTTCAATCATCTCACTTTGTTGAGATGCTTGCATTTTTGTTCTTTGATCTTTACGATCTTCACTTTGCAATTGTTTATTTGCCGCTGCTTCAGCCTCCATTGACTTCAACTGCATATTCATTTCAAACTCCATTTGCATAAGTTGTTTTTTATACTCAACTTCTTGTGCCATTGCTTGGGCATCGATTTGAGCTTTTGTTTGCATTAAACCAATTTCCGCTTGACTTTTAGCTTGCTCTTTTTGCATATCAGATTGAGCAGCAGCAGCCGCAGATTCTTGGTTTGCTTGCGCTTGAGCTTGAATGTTTTGTTGTTGTTGTTGTTGATCTCTAGCTATTTTCTTTTTTCTACGTATTTTTAATAGCTGATTAGCCATTTTAATATTTTTAATCTCTCTAAGATCAATTGCATCTTCAAGCTCTATGCTCTGTTGTTGTAATGCCATTTGGATATTATTTTCAAGTTGCATTTTTTCTTCTTCATCAGGCATTAATTCTATAAATATACCAAAATCATATAAATGTAAATTTTTCATTTCATCTAATGTGGCAACGTTATGATTACCTATAGCTTGTATAAAAGCGTCTTTTGTTGGTGAGTATTCTAATATATCAGATATTCTCAATGATAGTTGTTCTGCAACTTCAGATGTTAAATATAAACCAGCTTGTAATATATGCCTTGTAGCAGTGTTACTATTTGCCGCTGCTAATTTTTGAACACCTACTAAAGCGTTTTTATCAGGAGTAGCAGCGTCTCTAGCTTCATTTAATCCGGTAGTATCTCTTATCATTTGCATGTAATAATTATAATTACCAATCAAAGCTTGCATTTTATTACCACCACTACCACTTGTTATTTCTTGTATTGGTATTTTACCAGGATTCATATCTCCTTCAGAAGTGAATGATCTACCAATTACCGAACCTGTTTGGAAGAACATATTTAAAGCTTCTTGTGGATTATAATTTGTTCCGTTACCTAAATCAACTTCTGCAAGACCATCAGCATCTAAATAAACACCGTCTGGAACCATACGCGACAGTACTTGTTGTAACTTTAAATGTGTTAATTGAATCATATCAGCAAAACCAGTAATACGTCTTACTAAACTCTCTATTTTACCTTTATACATACGTGGTGCAACAACAGCATAGTTCATTCTACATTTTGTATAATCACTTTTTGGCCTCATCATATTTTTAGCCATTTCCCACTTAAGTAATTTATCAGAACCTAATATCATAGCGCCTTCATATAAACACTCTATTGATTTTTGTAATTTGCCAAAACCTCCTTCCATATCTTCTGGTGGATCAAACGTGTCATCTTTAGGTAAAATTTTATTAGCACCAGTGCCAGTCTCTTTTACTTTATATGTTTCGTTCATATATGTTTTATAATTAAAATATAAAACTTGAACTTGATTGTTGTCTTCTTGTCTTTTTGTTATTGAACCACCTTGATAATTTGATTGTTGGAATTTTTTATTTTTTACTATATCCTCTAAATCTTCATGAGTTAAATATGGAAATTGTTTTACAAGTTCATTAATAGGTATAGTTTTTACTTCACCTACATAATATATATCGTCAAAATAAGGTGATTCAGTATAAGAATAAACTAAATTAGCAGGATCAATATAATCTATAACAACACCCTCAGAAGTATTGAAAGAAGTTTTAACAGCACCAATACCAAGAACTGTAAGATCATAATAAAATTGTTTTTTAATCAACTCATACTTATTACCCTCCATTAAAACGTTTATAGCTTGTTCTTCTGCTAATTCTACATTTTGCTTATAACTAAGTTGCATGTGAAGTTCTAGCTCTTCTTGAGTGTCTGGTAAATCTTCTTTTTGATTTTCATATAAATCAATATTAAACTCTGTTTGAGCCATGTCATTAAACTCTCTAGTTTGCATGTCTCTAAGCATTGACTCCATATACTCCGTACGTTTAGTAACACCATATGGATCTTGTGAAAATGCTTTAATATCATATGTTCTTTCGGCAATACCGTTAACAACTATATCTACAAATTTAGGTATAATTGGAACTGGTTTCCAGTCTAAATTAAGATAGGACAAATCACCATTTATTGATAACTCATCCTTATACTTTTGTATTGATTGCTCTCCTCTAGCGTACAATCTAAGATTATGAAAATTATTATGATTTGTACGATACCTATTAGTTCCATTATCTATATAAAACCATTCTTGCTGAATTGCTTTACCAACTTTTAAACCATACTCATAACTCATTTTTTCCAAGTCGCTTACAACTTGTGATGGAAAATAATTTTTTACAACAGACTCTGCCATATTTATTCTTTAATTAATTTAGATGTATTACCTTTGTTTGTGTATTTAGCAATACTTATGTTTATTTTAGGTTTTTCTACCTTTGCATTAGGTCTATATAAATGTCTATTATTAGCCATAATAGCTAATCCAGAACTAATAGATGCATCATGCTTTGTTCTTTTGTTTATATCAAATCTAGCCCAATCATTTAATAATTCATTAAAATAACAATTACCAAATTGTCCTTCATTGTTTAAGCCAACGTGGGCTTGTATATACATTTCAATTGCAGCAGCATGGGCTTGCTTTATATCTTCACTTGAGTTTGGTATACCACCTATTTCTTTTTCCGCTACAGATAATTTATTCCATATTTTATCTGGCCTATTCATACTAAAGCCTCTATACCCTCTTCTTCTTAAATAATACAATAAGCGAGGCTTGTTATTCTCTGCGAGTATTGGCATCCCATAAAATACTAATGCCATTAAAACATCTTCAAAAAATATCTCTGCAGTTTGTGGTCTTGCTAAGTATTCTAAGAAAAAAGTATTAGCAGGCGCATCTTCCATGCTAAACTTTGTTAAACCATGTAAAGCTCCTTTAGAGCCT